ATGGTTTTTGGCTCAGAAAGTCCTAGGGGTGAAGAAAAAGCGACACCCAAACTATATTTGGATTACAAAAAAAAGACTAGGGAAGTTACACACACCTACAACAAGAGATTTGCATGAAAAAATTTAATGATAAAAAAATTGGTTATACAGCTGTCGTTTATGTGATGGAGTCCACTAAGAGTGTCATCGTACATTTTGATGGTTTTAAAGATTTAAAAGAATGTGATAATTTCTCTTTTCAGATCATGGATGATCTTGGCATAGAGCCTTTATACAATTCGCCAGGTGCAACTCTACATTAGTTTTTTTTAAAAATGCCGAATATAGTTATACCTTATAAGCCTAGAGCTTTACAAAAGATACTACATGGTCAAATAGATAAACATAGGTTTAGTGTAATTGTACTTCACAGGAGAGCTGGGAAAACAGTTATGGCAATAAACCATATGTTAAGAGCAGCTTTAACTAACAAGTACCTTAACCCTAGATATGCCTTTATATCGCCCTACAGGCTACAAGGAAAGGCTACGGCTTGGGATTACATTAAACAGTTCGCTGGAAAAATACCTGGCACTAAATTTAATGAATCTGAGCTTAGATGTGATTTGGCAAATGGTGCAAGGATTACAATTCTTGGTGCTGAGAATGACCAGGCTATAAGAGGTATTAGTTTAGATGGATGTGTGTTTGATGAAACACAATCTATTAAACCAACTATATTTCCAGAAGTCATAAGACCAGCTTTGGCAGACCGAAAAGGTTGGTGCATTTTTATAGGTACACCAAAAGGTAGAAATAATTTTTATCAGCTTTATCAATCAGCTATAAAAAATCCTAAGTGGTATGCTTGTACTTACAAAGCTAGTGAAACACAGATTTTAGACGATGAGGAATTACAGGCTGCTAAAGATGTAATGTCCAAAGATTTATACGAACAAGAATTTGAATGTTCGTTTCAAGCAGCAATAACAGGATCGTATTATGGAACTATAATAGAAGATTTAGTAAGAGAAAAAAGAATGGTGTCCAATCTATTTGATGAGGACATAGATGTAGAAACTTGGTGGGATCTGGGAATGAATGACCAGACTGCAATATGGTTTGTGCAACGATATAAAAAAGAAATAAGATTAATTGATTATTACGAAAATACTGGACATGGCTTAGATCACTATGCAGATGTTTTAAAAAAAAAAGGTTTTGAATATAGCACCCATATATTTCCACATGATGTGAAAGTAAGGGAGCTTGGCAATTATGCCAAAACAAGATTAGAAGCTTTATTGGATCTTGGGATTGTTGGAGAAGTAGCACCTAAGCTTAGTATTGAGGATGGCATAGAAGCTGTCAGAAAAAATTTAGTAAATTGCTGGTTTGATAAAGACAAGTGTGGAACTGGCATTGAGTATTTAAAAGCCTACCAAAAAAAATGGGATGACAAGGCTCAAGTTTTTAAATCTAAACCTCAACACAACTTTTCAAGCCATGCAGCAGATTCATTTAGAACTGGAGTAGTTGGTCAAGGAGTAGAGCTTTCAAATTGGAAAAATCAAGTTCCAGTTAATACAAATTATATAGTTTAAAAAGTTATGGCAAAAAAAGTATCAGATATAGAATTAAGAGGAATTATAAATTCCGAAATAACAAATGCTCTTGGATATATGGGTGGCAATTTATCAAGCCAAAGAAAAAAATCCCTTGAGTATTACATGGGTGAAAAGCTAGGCACAGAAATAGATGGTAGATCACAAGTTGTATCAACTGATGTAGCTGACACTATTGAAACCATCTTGCCAAACCTACTTAGAATTTTTACTTCAAGTGAAAAGGTTGTTAAATGTGAGCCTGTTAAAGTTGAAGATATTAAGATGGCTGAACAAGTAACTAGCTATATTAATTATATTTTTAATAAAGATAACAATGGTTTTTCAATTTTATATACCTGGTTCAAAGATGCTCTTATAGAAAAGAATGGGATCGTCAAAGTTTATTGGGATGAGTCTGAAAGTGTTGAACAAGAAACTTATCAAAATTTAAGTGATGATGAATATAGATTATTAATTGAAGATGACGATGTTGAGGTTGTCCAGGAAGAAAGTTTTGAAGATGAAACTGCTAAAGCTCAATTAGAATTAGTTAAAGCTATGGCAATCAAAACTGGCGAAATAATGCCTGAGATGCCAATACCAATGATGCACAACTGTATTATTAAAAGAACTAATGGGTCTGGCAAAGTTAAAATAGAAAACATCCCACCAGAAGAATTTTTAATTCAAAGATCAGCAAAGACTATTGAAGAAGCAAATTTTATAGCTCACAGAGTTTCTAAGACAAGAAGTGAATTAGTAGAGATGGGTTTTGACCAAAAAATAATAGATGACTTACCTACATCAAATGAAGCTTTATTAAATGATGAAAGCTTAACAAGAAATTCAAATATTGACGCAACACCTTTTTCTGAATCCACAGATCGTTCAACAGAGGAGATTGAATTATTTGAATGTTATATTAGAGTTGATACTGATGGAGATGGTATTGCAGAGTTAAGAAAAGTTACAGTTGCTGGAACTGGTGGTTATACAATCTTAGAAAATATGGCTTGTGATAAAATGCCATTTTGTTCAATTACACCTATTCCAATGCCACACAGATTTTATGGCAGATCAATTTCTGAATTAGTAGAAGATGTTCAATTAGTTAAATCTACTGTTATGCGTCAGTTGTTAGATAATATGTATTTAACAAATAATAACAGAGTAGCCATTATGGATGGCATGGTAAATTTAGATGACCTTTTAACCAGTCGTCCTGGAGGAGTTGTTAGAACTAAACAACCACCAAGTCAGGTTATGATGCCAATGCAAAATCAAACTATTTCGCAACAGGCTTTTCCATTATTAGAATATTTAGATACAGTTAGAGAATCTAGAACTGGTGTTACTAGATATAATCAAGGATTAGATGCAGACAGTTTAAACAAAACTGCAACTGGTGTTAATGCACTAATGAGCCAATCTCAAATGCGAATGGAATTAGTTGCTAGAGTGTTTGCTGAAACAGGAATTAAAGATTTATTTAAAAAAATATTTGAACTCACTTGCAAGTATCAAGATAAAGAAAGAATTGTTGAATTAAATAATGAGTTTGTACCAGTTAGACCTACTGAATGGAGAAACAGATATAATATTACTATTAGTGTTGGCTTAGGCACAGGATCTAGCGATCAACAAGTAGTTATAATGAATAGTATTTTAGAAAGACAACTTCAAGCCTTTCAATTACAGGGTGGTCAAGAATACCCAATGGTTAGCCTTAAAAATATTTACAATAGTTTGTCAAAAATTGTAGAAAATGCTGGACTTAAAAATGTTGATAATTATTTTGTTAATCCAGACATGGGTAAATCAATGGTTCAACCACCACAACAACCAGCTCCTACACCTATTGAAAAAATAGAATTTACTAGAATTGCATCAGAAGAAAAACGAAAAAATGCACAACTAGAATTAGAGCTGAAAGAATTAAAGAGTAGAAATGCTGGTATGCTTTTAGATCAAGAGATTAGAATGAAAGAACTTGAGTTAAAATACAATGCTCAAATAGATACACAACAAATGAGAGCTGATGCAGATTTAAACAAAATTTTAGTATCAGAATCTATTAAAGATTTTAGAAACACTAACGACAAGTCACAAATGTTACAAAATCAAATTGAAAGTTTAAATGAACAACCAGGAACAAGCCAATCTCCAAAAGGAATTGACCCAATCAAACAAGGCTAAACAACTTTTAGAAAACGATTTATTAAAAGACGCATTTATTAAGCTTAAAACTTTATATACAGAAAGTTTATTTAATACTGGTGCTAATGAAAGCGAAACTAGAGAAAAACTTTGGTTAGCTTACCAAGTAGTCGGTAAAGTAGAGCAACATTTTATTGAAATTGTTGAAACAGGCAAACTTGCTTCAAAACAATTAGAAGATTTAAGAAATAATATTAAAAATCAAAAATTCTAGTCACAATGATTAGGATAAGCCAACCTCAATAGAGGAGCTTAACCCATAAGGAAAACATATGTCAAACAATGCCAATCCATTACTGGAAGCACAAACTGATGTTGATAAAGCTGCAAGTGCAGTATTCGGTTTATTAAATCCAAAAGAAACTGGTGAAAAAACCGAAACACAAAAAGAACAAATTAAACAAAATTCTCCTGAGCCATCAAATGAGGAATCTTCTAACGAAGAACAACCACAGGAACAGGAAATAAGCGAAGATGCAGAAGTATCTGAGCAAGAAATATCTCAAGACGAACAACAAACTGAGATTCAAGAGGAACAAGAAGATTCCACCTACAAGGTAAAAGTTGCTGGTCAAGAATTAGACGTTACCCTTGATGAATTAAAGAATGGTTATAGTAGGGATAGCGATTATAGACTCAAAACAGAAAAACTTTCCCATGAAAGAAAGAATTTCCAAACTGAGTCTGAAAAGCAAAGACAAGACTTGTCTAAAAAGTTTGACGAAGTAAATCAAGCTCTGTCTTTTGCCCAACAACAATTAAATCAAGAGATTAGTTCTGCTGATTTAACAAAGTTGTACGAAGAAGATCCAACAGAAGCTGCAAGAATAGAGCATCGTTTAAGAAGAAAACAAGAAGTTCTTAGCGATAGTATTCAAAAAACAGAAGCTGCTAGGAAACAAGAAAAACAAAAGCATATTATGGAACAACATTTTTTGTTGAAAAGTAAAATGCCTGAGTTATCTGATCCAAGTAAGTTAGCTTCTTTAAGCAGAGATCTAAACACTAATTTAAAATCTTATGGTTTTACAGACCATGAAATAAATGATGTTAGTGACCATAGAATAATTTTGTTGGTAAGAGATGCTATGAGGTATCGTAATATGCAAAGTTCAAAACCGAATATTGCTAGAAAAATTACTAAACCTGGTAAACCTTTTTCTTCTGGGATTAAAAAAGACAGTAATGATTTAACTTTGAAAGCTAGAAAAGAGAAGTTTAGTCGTCTAAGAAAATCTGGAAGCACTAAAGATGCTACTAGCATTTTCCTAGATATGATTAACAATAAATAACCTCAAAGGAAAATAATAATGGCACAAATAACAAACACATATAGCCAATATGATGCAATAGGTGAAAGAGAAGATCTATCGGACATAATTTATTCAATTAGTCCAACAGATACACCCTTTATGTCAAATATTGGTAAAACAAAAGCAACTGGTGTTCATCATGAATGGCAAACAGATGCTTTAGCAGCAGCAGCAGCAAATAACTTTCAAATAGAGGGTGATGAAGTTGCTTTTAATGCTATGGTTCCTACTGCTAGAATTGGAAACAAATCACAAATTTCAAGAAAATCTGTGATCGTTTCTGGTACTTTAGAGTCGGTATCTAAAGCTGGTAGAAATAATGAAATGGCTTACCAAATTTCTAAAGCTTCAAAAGAGCTTAAAAGAGATATGGAAACTACTCTATTATTAAACCAAGCTCCAGTTACAGGAAGTGATACAGCAGCAAGAAAACTTGCTAGTATTGAAACTTGGATTGAAGCAAACACTAACCATGCGTCAGCTGGTTCTCCAACTCCAGCAGATCCAACTGGTGATGGTACTGATGTAAGGGTTGTTGGAACTCAAAGAGCTTTCACAGAAGCACAACTAAAAGATGTTGTTGCTAAATGTTGGGAGTCTGGTGGAGATCCATCAATGATTATGCTTGGTTCTTTCAACAAACAAAAACTATCTGGCTTTACTGGAGGATCAACTAGATTTGATCCAGCAGAAAATAAAAGATTAGTTGCTACTGTTGATATTTATGAATCAGATTTTGGAGCATTAACTGCTGTACCAAATAGATTTATGCAAGCAAGATCAGCTTATGTTTTACAACCTGATATGTGGGCAGTTGCTTACCTAAGGGACTTCCAACTACAGGACTTAGCACAAAGTGGCGATGCAGAGAAAAAGTTCTTACTTGCAGAGTACACTCTTGAGTCAAGAAACCAAGCTGCCTCTGGTGGTATATTTGATTTAACTACTTCATAATAGTTATCACTTTTGTGAGGGGGTATTTTTACTCCCTCATAATATTCATTAATAATTTTGTTTGGTCTTTGAAGTCATAGACAGAACGAAGCAATCAAAAATAGGAAAATACAATGAGAACATTAAACGATTACTTTTTAACAGTTAAATTAGCTGACATATCATCTGCATCATCTGCATTTGTTGCAATACCTGATGCTGGTCAAGTTGTTAAAATTTTAGCAGTTCAAGAGGGTGCTGTTTCTGGTGGTGATGCTGTACTAACTTTTTTTACAAAAGATGGTGGATCAACAGTTATGACAGGATCAGGAATTACAGTTCCTTATGCTGGAGATGCTATTGGTGATGTTAGAACATCAATTCCAAGTGCAGTTAATACTGTCATTGAGGGTGACTTTTTAAAAGTTACTACTAATGGTGGTTCTACTGGAACTTGTCCATTAACAGTTACTTTTGTTATCAGAAGATAATTACAAATTTTGTGGGGGACTCTGTCTAGCGATACTTCTCCCACAAATACCAATTAACTAAAAAGGAAATAAATTATGCCAATGGGAATGGGAACTTATGGTTCTAAAAAAGGAAGACCACCTAAAAAAAAAGGTAAAAAGAAAAAATCAAAATCAAAAAAAAAAGGTAAATAAATTATGAGTTTTAATTATGGATTAAGACATGGAACTGTACTGAAATTAACATCAGGAAGTTCATCATCTGCATCAGCAGCATTTACTGCTGGAACAGAATATATTAGAGTAGTAAGCACAATTGCTTGTCATATTCATGTAGCTGGTTCTCCAACTGCTTCTTTAACTACATCTTTATTACCAGCTAACGAAGTGGAAACTATTAAAGTTTCTCCAGGTGAAAAAATAGCTGTATTAAGAATTGGTAGCACAAATGGTGAGCTATATGTCACTCAACTAAGTGCATAATGGCGAAGCAAAAGTTCACAAGTTTTACACTAAGAGATAAACCACCAAAATTAGGTAAGCACAAAAAATCATTAAACAAATCTGAAAAAAGACAAATGAAACTTACTAGATATAAGGGGGGTGGTAGATAATGGGAAAGCTTAGAGTTGATAATGATGGAGTAACAACAGAAATATTCCATGATAACGAAGATAAGGGTGTTATCCAAGAAAGAGCTGTTGATATAAAGCCAATTATAGATAGCAACAAAAAGCTATACACACAGAATGATGGGTATTCACCAGATAAAGGTCTAAAAAGAGTAGCATCAGTTCCATCTATTGTCCTTGAAATTTGGGCTAAAGAATACAATGGCGACATGAACAAAGGTAATTGGTTTGGTTTGCCTAAAGATGTTCAAACAAAAATTCTCAAAGAAAAATTAAACAGTTCTGATTATAGATATTTTAGAACAGCACCAGGAAGATTTTAATGGCATTAAGTACATATACAGGATTAAAAACATCACTAGCAAATTGGTTAAACAGATCAGATTTAACAACTGAGATAGGTGATGATTTTATTAAATTAACAGAAGCTGATTTTAACTCTAAATTAAGAGTTAGAGCTATGATTGCACAAGTAAGCATAACTGTTGATGCAGAAACAGAAGCTTTACCTACTGACTTTTTACAGGCAAGAGATTTTTATACTTTAAGTGGTCAAACAAAAACACCTTTAGTTTATTCAACTCCAGCATCAATGGACACAACAAGTGGAACATCAACTACTGGAAAGCCAACTTCATTTACAATTTTAGGAGATACATTAAGATTTTCTCCAAAACCAGACGCATCTTACACAGCTATAATGAATTATTATAAAAAATTCCCAGCTTTAAGTTCAACTAATGCAACAAATTATATTTTAGCATCTCACCCAGCAATATATTTATATGGCTCATTGTTTCATGCAGCAAACTTTTTAGGTGGTATCAATCCACAGCAAGTTCAAACATGGCAACAAATGTATGCAACAGCTATGGAAAGATTAGAGTTAAACGATAGAGAAGATGAATACAATGGAAGTCCGTTACAAGTTAGAACTGTAACCTCAGTAAGATCTCCATTTGTTTCAATTTCTTAACAGTAGGAAAAAAAAATTATGCAATTACCTTTTGGCGAATGGCTACCAGATCAACCAGATCATTTAAATCCTGGTGCAACTGTGGCTACTAATGTGTATCATGCACAATCAAGTTATAAGCCTGTTAAAGGTTTAGTACCTTATAGTGGTACATCAACAGTTACACAAAATGCAAAAGGTGCTGGATCGTTTCGTAATAATGAAAACACAGTATTCACTTTTGTAGGAACAGAAGATACTATTTATCAATTATCATCTGGAGCTTTTGTAGATAAAGGAGCTGGTGGATTATTTTTAACTACAGCTAAAGCTACTTGCACAATTACAGTTTCAGATTATGCAAATATTGGAGCTAGTAAAACTATTACTTTAAAAAAAAATGATGGATCAACTATTGTCTTTACATCAACAACTGGCACAGCATCTGGCACTCAGTTTAAAGTAGAAACAAATAATAATACAACAGCAACAAATTTAAAAAATGCTATTAATGCTCATGCTGATTTTACAGCAACAGTTGCAGATGCAGTAGTAACTGTAACAAGAGCAACAGTAGGTAGATTAAATCTAACTAATGTTTCATCAGATACTGTAAGATTAACAACAACTAATTTTGTTGGTGGAACTCCTTTAAGTGGAACTGCTAATGACTTTATAACTTTTACTCAATTTGGTAATTTTGTAATTGCAACGAATGGTGTAGATGCTCCTCAATATTTTTTAATGGGTACATCAACAGGATTTGTTAATTTACAAGCTCTAGCAGACGCATCAGGTTCTGGAACAGTACCAGCTAAATTTAGAGTTTCAGGTGTGATAAGAGATTTTTTAGTTACAGCGAACATAGAAAATGCAAAAAACAGAGTTGCATGGTCAGGATTAAATGACATTTCAACATGGGAAGCTGGTGTCAAATCATCAGATACTCAAGACTTGCCAGGCTCTGGTGGACAAGTAGTTGCAATCACTTCTGGTGAAGTTGGATATGTTTTTAGACAAGATCAAATTATAAGAATGGATTTTGTTGGTGGTGCTACAATTTTTAGATTTTCAGTTATTTCTCCAAATAGAGGAGCTGTATTTGGACAAACAGTTTGCCAAGACAACAGACAAATCTTTTTTTATGCTTCGGATGGATTTTTTCAAATCAATGGCGATCAAGTATTGCCGATAGGAGCTGAGAAAGTAAATAGATTTTTTGATAGTGATTTAAACAATGCCTTTGCAGATAGAATTACTGCTGCTGTAGATCCATTTAATACTTTAGCAATTTGGTTATATCCCTCAAAAGATAATCCAAACACAACTGGTATTTGTGATAAAATGTTAATCTATAATTATGTAACTCAAAAATGGTCAGTTGCAAAAATTAAAGCATCACAAATTTTTAAACAATTTGTAACAATTAACACAGTTGAGTTAATGGATATTATATCTGAAAATTTAGATGAAATTAATATCTCACTAGATACACCTTATTGGACTTCTGGGCATTTAAGATTAGGTGCTATTGATGAAAATTTTAAAGCAGCTATATTTTCTGGCACAAATTTAGAAGCTGAAATTGAAACTAAAGAAACAGAATTGTTTCCAGGTGCAAGAGCTAACATAACTGGTGTTAGACCAATTGTAGATGCTAGTGCAAATGTAGTTATTAAAACTAGAAATAAATTAGCAGATGCAGTCACATCATCAACATCAAGTTCAATGAATGACTCAGGTATTAATCCAGTAAGACAATCTGGTAGATATTTTAGAGCTAATGTAAAAATACCAGCAGATACACTTTGGACTAATGCACAAGGAATAGATTTAACTGCAAGTCCTGGAGGAAATAGATAATGAGTGAAAAAATAAATATAGACAATGTTCGGTACTCAATTGAAACACAAGAATTTTTTCAAAGACAAATTGAAGAAGCTGTAAATACTTTAATTAACAAAAATAATACTGAAAGCGATAAGGCTTTTAGTTGGTTTATGAATTAGGAGCAAAAAAAAATGGCAGGAATAAAAGACTACTCAACAACACAAGCAAGTAACATTGATCTAAATGGAATTGATACCAATGAGGGTATGCTTCCATCTAATTTGAACAATGCTATTAGAGCTTTGATGAAAAATACTAGAGATTGGTATAATGATAGTCAATGGATTATTTTTGGTGATGGTGATGCAGCTTATACAGCAGCTTATGTAAGTGGAACTGCATTTACAATTAATGGTGCTAATGTAACAGCAGAATATCATGCCAACAGAAGAATAAAAATTTATTTAGGAACTACTGCTGCATTTAGATATGGAACTATCTCAAGTTCTTCTTTTTCTACAAACACAACAGTTAATGTAAGTTGGGATAGTGGATCGTTAGCAGATGAAACTTTAACAGTTTATTTAGCTGCCCTATCAGCTACAAATAATTCAATACCAGTTGGAGTTGTTGGCACAACTAATATAGCAGATGGATCAGTTTCAACTGCTAAACTTGCTGATGATGCAGTTACAGTTGCTAAGATGGCAGTTAATTCTGTTGACTCTGACCAGTATGTAGATGGCAGTATTGATACTGCACATATTGCATCTGCTCAAGTAACAGCAGATAAAATTGGAACTAATGCTGTAACTACAGCTAAAATAAATGCTGATGCTATAACTGGTGCAAAAATAGCAGACGACCAAATTAATAGTGAGCATTATGTAGATGGTTCAATAGATACAGCTCATATTGCAGACTCACAAATTACAGTTGCTAAAATGGCAGCTAACTCAGTAGATTCAGATCAATATGTTGATGGATCAATTGATACAGCACACATAGCTGATTCTCAAATCACCTCTGCAAAAATAGTAGATGGTGCAATTGTTAATGCAGATGTTAATGCAAGTGCAGCAATAGATGCTACTAAAATTGCAAATGGTACAGTTACAAGTGCAGAATTTCAGTACATTAATACTTTATCATCTAATGCTCAAACTCAAATAAATGCTAAAGCTGCAACAACATATGTTGATAATGCAGTAGCTGGATTAAGAACTAGAGTTATTGCAGAGTGTGCTTCAACAGCAAATATTAATTTATCAAATGGTTTAGAAGCTGGTGATGCAATTGATGGTGTAACATTAGTTTCTGGAGATAGAGTTTTAGTTAAAAATCAAAGTACAGCTACTGAAAATGGTTTATACCTTGCAGTTGGAAGTGGTGCTGGTGCAGCATCAAGAGATCCAGAACATGACAGTATAGCAGAATTATCTGGTGGTATGGTTATAACTAATCAAGGTAGTGTTAATGATAATAAAATATTTTTATGTACTACAGATACTGATGCAACATTAGGATCTACAAGTATTACTTACACAACTATAACTCCACAAAATGTTGGAACAGTAACTTCTATAACTGCTGGTACTGGTTTATCTGGTGGAGCAATTACTGGATCTGGAACAATAGCAATTGATTCAACTGTTGCTACACTTGCTGGCACACAAACTTTTACAAACAAAACTTTAACTGCACCAAAAATAAATGAAAATGTAGCTGTAACTTCTACTGCAACAGAACTTAATTTATTAGATGGTAAAGCAGCTACTAATTTAGCTTTAATTGGAAAAACAGAAGGAACAAATTTTACAAGTTCTTTATTAGTTGGTCATGCAACAACAGGAACTTTAAATGCAGCTAATTCAAATACTGGAGTTGGTATTGCAGCATTAGATGCAATAACAAGTGGAGATGACAACACAGCAATCGGAAGTGATGCAGGTAGTGCAATTACTACTGGCACAAAAAATACATTTATAGGTAGTTCTGCTGGTTTATTAAATAATGGAAATGAAAATACAGCATTAGGATTTGAAGCTAATAAAACTGCTGGTGGTTATAGAAATACATCAATTGGTATGAAAGCTGGAAGATTAATTACTGGTAATAATAATATTACTCTTGGTAAAGAATCTGGCGATAACATTACAAGTGGTGCTGGTAATGTTATAATTGGAACTATTAATGCTCTAAGTGCAACTGGCGATAGACAATTATTAATTGCTGGTAGTGATGAATCTACAACTACAACTTGGATTTCTGGAGATAGCAATGGTCAAGTTAAATTAATTTCTGGCTATGTTTTAGAAGTAGCTTTAACAGATGCTGCAACTATTACTTGGAACGCAGCAACTCAACCAGTAGCTAAAGTTACACTTGGTGCTAGTAGAACTATGGGATTACCAGCTAATCCAGTAAGTGGTCAATTTATATCATTACTTATTATTCAAGATGGAACTGGTAGCAGAACTATAACTTGGAACGCAGCTTACGAATTTGCAGCAGATACTGCACCGACTTTAACAGCAACAGCTAATCTTGGCGACTTATTTACCTTTAGATACAATGGAGCAAAGTGGTTAGAGGTTGGAAGAAATTTAGCATTAACTTTATCATAGGAATATTATGTACGCATTAGTCATAGACGGAACAATCACAAAATACTTTAGTTATCCTAAAGGCTTTACTCTAGGAGATTTACAATATCCTAAAGACATATTTATGAAATGGTCAGTTTCAGAAAAAGAAGCTATAGGTATCTATGAAATAGTTTTTAATGATAGCAATAAAAAAGATGAGCAATGGTATATCAACACTAATCAATCTTTTGCTTTTGCTAATGGAACTGTAACAGCTTCATATGGAACTGCTACACCAAAGGCTCATGCAGATACTACATGGTCGCAAGATGATGAAGATGCTGGAGATTTACCAGATGACAAATCAGTTGGTGATATTAAAACTAGAGGATTAAAATATAATTTAATACAAACTTTAAAATCACAAGTATCTGGAATACTAAATGATACTGATTGGTACATAACTAGAAACGCAGAAAAAGAAACTGCTATACCTAGTGCTATATCTACTCACAGAGATGCTGTTAGAACTAAACAAGCTCAAATGGAGACTGCAATAACAAACGCAAGTAACACTCCAGCTTTAGAAACTTTATATACTTACACAACAACAGATGGTGTTCAATCAAGACCATTAGGCGAACTACCAACATTGGAGATTTAATGTCTTTAATTATACCAGCAAACACTTTAGCTTCTGGTGGATTTTCAGTAGCTAATTCTGTTAGATTTAATGATGGTAGTAGTGATAATTTATCAAGAAGTACTGGTACACCATCTAGCAGACAAAAATTTACTTTTAGTACATGGATTAAATTATCAAGTGTTTCTGGCAATCGTTCAATATTTAATATTGAAACTGATGGTAATACTACACTTTTTTTTATGATTAAGAATGGTGATCAATTACATTTTGTTGATTATAATTCTAGTGCTGAACAAGCAAAATTAACTACTAATGCTTTATATAGAGATCCGTCAGCATGGATGCATGTAGTATTAAGATTAGATAGCACACAAGGTACAAATACTAATCGTTGTAGATTGTATGTAAATGGTTCTGAGGTTACAAGTTTTAGTGCAACAGTTTATCCAAGTCAAAATTATAATTTTACTAATAATGTTGGTAATACTAGAATTGGTGTTTCTCAAGGTAATGCAAATTATTGGGATGGTTACATGGCAGAAACAGTATATTGTGATGGTCAATCTTTAGCACCAGATCAATTCGGAGAATTTGATTCTGACAGCAACATATGGAAGCCTATAGATGTATCTGGTTTAACTTTTGGTGACGAAGGATTTTATTTAGACTTTGAAAATAGTGGTGCTTTAGGTGCAGATGTATCTGGTAACACTAATAACTTTACAGTTAATAACCTTACAGCAATAGATCAATCTACTGATACTTGCACAACTAATTATGCGGTATTAAATTCTTTAAAATTTAGTGCTGGAACTTTAAGTAATGGTAATTTAGAACTTGATAGCAGTTCTGCAAGTTGGAAAAATAGATATTCAACAATAGGAGTTAGTAGTGGTAAATGGTTTATGGAATTTAAAATGGGTAGTATTAGTGCTGACCAAAGTGGAGTTGCTATTGTGAGTGATATTACACTTGATGGTAATTCTCCAGGTTCTGATGCAACAAGAAGTCCAGCTATTCAATATAATAGTCTTAATATAAAATTTGTAAATGGCACTGCAACATCAAGTTATTTTTCTGCTATGTCAACTAATGATATTATTGGTATTGCTTTAGATATGGATAATGGAACAGTTCAATTTTATAGAAATGGCTCTACAACTGGAAGTGCAATAGATTTATCAGATGCTTTTTCTACTTCTCAATATCCACTGTTTTTTTGTGGAACTGTATATAACACAAGAGATTTACAAGCAAACTTCGGCTCTCCATCTTATAGTGAGAGTGGTGGCGAAACAGATGGTAATGGCTATGGAAATTTTGCGAATGCAGTACCTAGTGGCTATTATGCACTTAACACAAAAAACCTAGCGGAGTATGGATAATGAGTTACACTAACGGATTAGACAAACCAAGTGATTACTTCACCACAAAATTATATTCTGGTAATGGTGGAACATTAAATGTTACTGGTTTAGATTTTCAACCAGATTGGTGCTGGTTAAAACAACGAAATGGAACTTATGGTCATGATTTATATGACGTTGTAAGATCTGCTACAAAAACTTTAAACACTAATAATACAAATGCTGAATATACAAGTGCTGACAGATTAACCTCATTCAATAGTGATGGTTTTACTTTAGGAAGTAATGCTTCAGTTAATGGTTCATCAGATACTTACGCATCATGGAACTGGAAAGCTGGAACATCATTTACCAATGACGCAAGTGCAACTGGAATAGGAAGTATTGATAGTACAGGAAGTGTAAATACTGATGCTGGATTTTCTATTGGAACATATACAGGTAATGGCACTGATGGTGCTACTGTTGGAACAGGTTTAACAGGTTTAAGTCTTGTAATTGCAAAATGTAGAAATGCAACAGGTGGTTGGGTAGTAAAACATCAATCTCTTTCTGGAGACAATAATGTTTATTTACAGATAACAAATGCGGCTGGAAGTGCGGCAAGTGCTGGTTCTGGTGGAATTGGTGCTTTAAATAATTCTACTTTTCCTTTAGTAACAGGAACAAGTGGTGCAAGTTCATCACAAGTAAATAAAAGTGGCAACACTCATGTATTTTATGCTTTCGCAGAGAAACAAGGCTACTCAAAATTTGGAAGCTACACAGGTAATGATAATGCTGATGGTACATTTGTGTATCTTGGATTTAAACCAGCTTTTGTTATGATAAAAAGAACAAATAGTGTGAATGATTGGATTATGCTAGATAATAAAAGAAATGGTTTTAATGTAGTTGATGACAGACTTTTAGCAAACACTAGTGGTGCAGAAGCTACTACTAATCTTTTAGATTTTACCAGTACAGGCATGAAAATGAGAGCAACTTATGGTGGGGTAAATGGTGCTTCAGATAATTTTATTTACATGGCTTTTGCAGAGGAAAGTTTTGTTTCATCATCTGGTGTACCAGCTACTGCTAGATGATTATGTTCGTATTTACTCACATAACCATCAAGAATAAAACAAGGTTTTAAGCAAGATAATTATGGCAAATACTTATAAATTTAAAGGGGTTGCGTTAGCAACTACTGCTGAAACAGCTTTACTTACAGCATTAGCAACAGAAACTATTATAGTAAAGTCTATTAGAGTTACAAATAATACAGCTAACACACCAACAGTTTCATTAGATGTTGGAGCTTTTACAATATTAAAAACACAATCACTTACAGCAAACACATCAGTTGAATTACTTACAGTACCTTTGGTAATAGAAAAATCTATTGCCTTAAAAGCTACAGCAAGTGCAACTGACTCAATTCACTTTGGAATAAGTTATTTAAATATTACATAATGAATCTAGTGCATATACCCTCATCAAATCTTGATGATGTTTGGAATTTAGTTAAAAAAGATATTAGCGAAGCTCTATCATACTCAGGCAATCACACAGATGCAGATTTTGTTTATGATGTTTTAAAAAAACAAACTATGCAGTTATGGGTGGTTTGGGATAGCACTAAACCTACAGCTTTAGAAAAGTATTATGGAGTTGTGGTTACAGAAATAGTTGAAAGAAAATTAAAAAAATCTTGCAATCTTTTTATCGTTACAGGCAGACACAGACAAAAATGGCAACATCTAATAAGTGTATTAGAAGATTTTGCTTTAGATAATCAATGTTCAAACATGGAACTAATAGCAAGAAAAGGATGGGAAAAAATTATGGAACAATTTAATTATAAAAGAACTCATGTAGTTTTAGAAAAATCAATAACACAAAAGGAGAATAAATAATGTCATTTATGGGTGGAGGATCAGGTGGTGGATCGGTAACAATGTCAGGTGTTGAGCCTTATGCACCAGCGAAACCAGTTTTAAATCAAATTTTATCAGAGTCAGGTCAATTATATAATCAAGGTGTAAATGCTAGTGGGTATGTTCCACCATCAGCACAAACAACAACTGGTCTAGCTCAGCAAGAGGTGCTTGGCACAGCTGGTTATAATCAGTTAAAAGATACTTTAGCTGGTAATTACACAAATCCTTATTTGTCACCAATGTTGCAAAATGCAACAAGTGAAATAGCAAATAGTATTAATAGTGAATACAGTATGGCTGGAAGAACACCAGGATCTGCTTTAAATCAACAAGATATAATTGCTGGTGTAGCTGACTATGCCTTACCTTTAGCTTTTAATCAGTACAATACTGAAAGACAAAACCAATTAAATATTGCTGGGAGTGTTCCAAGTTTAACTCAAACAGGATCTCAAATAGAAAATATTGATAGACAAAAGAACTTAGCACCTTTTGCATCACTACAACAATATGCTGGATTAGTTACACCAATTGCTAGTGGCTTTCCAACACAACAAAATCAAGTAAATACACAAGCTAGTCCAGTCACAACTGCTTTAGGTGGAGCTTTAATAGGTTCTAAATTTGGTGGTATGGAAGCTGCTGGTGGTGCTTTAGCTGGGTTGTTAATGGGATTATTATAGGAGAAGTAATGAAAAAAATTAATAAATTAATTTATGATTTAGAAACAAAAATAAATAACAGACCATCAAAATATATTATTGGTCTTATTATTTTTTGTGTGATTTTAATAATTTTATAAGGAATTAAATGGAAAAAAACTTAAAAGCAAAAGTAAAGCTTTTACAAGATAAAGCACCTAAAGATCATTTTCTTGCATACATTAATGCTAACGAAGCAAAGCTTCTAAAAAAAATGGGTGGCTCAGGAGAAATGACTCCTCAAGGTATTCCAAGTTTTAGACCACAAGACATGGGTAATGCTGCCAATCAAGCATCAAGTGCAGCTTCTACTGGTTCATCATCAAATTCAAGTTCATCAAATTCAAGTTCATCATCATCAAACTCATCATCTAGTGGTGGCGATAATCGTTATACTGGTACAGAAGATTTAGAAGAACAAGTTGAAATAGATAATGAAATTGCAGCTGAACAAAAAGCTAAAGATCAATTTGATTATGAGGGTGATGCTTACTCAACTATTAAAACAACTGTAACACCTCAATTCGATCAAAAAGGTAAATTTATTGGAGTTAAAACTGATGGTGTTGGTGTTGTAAAAGGAGAAACTTATACAGCAAAAACTATTCAAGGTGTAATGCTAGACTCCACTATTAGTGATAAAGAAAAAATTGCAACACTTAATCAATTACAAGCAATAGCAAACAGTACAAGAAATTCTGGAAAACCCAAAGTAGATATTGAGGGTAAAGCATATATTCAAAATGCACTTGAAGTCAGTTTAGATAGTTTAAAAAATGATAAATTTTTTGATGATCTAACTAGCAAAATGGATTTAGACGCATCAACTTATAATGATAGTTTTTTTGATGCACCAGCAGAAACATTTTTAAAAGCAAGTGTTGGCTTAACTGGTGTTAATCCTATAACTGGTGCTTTACAAATTATAGGAAAATCTTTATTAGATTCTTATAAAAATAAACAAGCACTAGATATTTTAGGATTTGATGGAACTAAATTAAAACCAAACTATGGTCAGGTTGGTGATGATGGTGGAATATTAACTAACAAAGAATATTTATTAGGCAACACATTAAATA